AGCGCCGCCACCCCCTGCCCCTCCGCTTAGAGAAAGCCCAAGCCCATTACTATTTAGGCTGACCGTGGCAGTAATATTGGTACCCGCATACGTCGTCCCGGTACCCGCAAACTTTGTCGTATTGGCGCTTGGGAATGCAGCAGAAGTAATAGCCGATGTCGCACTCGTCTGTTGGAATAGGCTGGACTGCGACGTATTGATCGCGTTGGACGTAATTGCAGAGGTGGCGCTCGTCTGTTGGAACAAACTTGAATTGCTAGTAGCAATCAGCAAGGACGAATTGGAACTCGGGAAGGCCGCAGATGTAATCGCAGATGTAGCACTTGTCTGCTGGAACAAACTGGACTGCGAAGTGGCAATTAGCAGGGTCGAATTGGAACTTGGGAACGCCGCCGAGGTAATCGCGGATGTGGCGCTCGTCTGTTGGAATAGGCTGCTGTTGCTTGTCGCAATCGCATTCGTCGTGATGTTTGTATCGGCAATGTTGCCCGAAGCTTGGGTCTGCACCGACTGCGAGAAAGACGCCGATGCCGTAATCGTCGATCCGGACATCCCAAACGTCAGGTTATTGGAGTTTGAGAAGACAACTGTGCCGCTGCTCTGAGAACTTCCCGATGCGGATAGGGCCACGCCGCCGCCGCCTACAGCCGATGCCGTTATAAACCCAGCGCTATTTGTGCCGAACGTTACGTAGGGGCTGTTGGAAAACGCATTGCTAATATCGGTGCCCGATATAGCCAGCACAACGGCATGGGCGCTATTCCAATTGGACGGGCGGATCTCGTAGGACGTGTTGTCCGGAGTTGTCGCAGTCAGGACGTGGTTAATCGTAATTGGCATGACACGCCTGCCTACTGAATCTGAACGATAGCACTACCCGCTGCGGCTGTCGGGAACGTGACCGTAAACATATTTGTCGAAGTAATGATCCGACCAAACGACAAAACAGCGACGGCTCGTCCACCCTGAGTGCTATTGTAGATCAACGCACCTGAAGACGAAATAGACGCATTCCACGTATAGTTATTAAAGCCCAAATAGGCGGTCGTACCGCCCGTGCTACCCGATGTAGGAGTCGGATTGACAACCAGAATACCACCACCAGCCGTGTATCCGGTAGCAACTACTTCGTCTGCATTGGCCGTAATGTTCGAGTAGTTCGTTGTCGCAGCACCATATGTACCATTAACCGTACCTTGGAGAAGCGCGATCTGGAACGTGTCCGCTGTTCTGTAGGATGAGTCAAACGCATGATAGCCCTGTAGTAGTTCTACCTTGAAACTTGTCACCATCGTCTGAGTGATACCGCCAGCCATTACGGGGGACTCACTCTAACTTGACCACTACGGTACGCATCGCGACGACCCTTACCCTCTGCCAGACCCTTGAGCAGTTCAAGTCCTTCCTGATACTTCTGCTCGTAGTAACTGACCATATCCTGCTCGCCCTTCATGTACAAATAGGCTTCACGCAGGGTGCCATACAGGAGGCAGTTTTCGGCATTGGTGCCAAGCCACGAGGTACCCGCCGTCACGATGCTGGTCGGGTAATAGTAGTAATGCAATTCGACGGTATAGTTCTGATCCGGGGTTGGCCCCAGAATGAAGTTGTTCACATCGAATAGCGCATAGTGGGTCGGGAGTCCCCAGTAGGACGATGGGGCAGGGTACGGAAATGCCTGTCGAATGAACTCCACATCCTTATTCAACAGGTAAGTCTGCGACGGATAACCCTGACTGTCATTCTGATAGACCGCCAGCGAGAAAGGCGCAGTGTAGTCACTCGGTACGGCAAGATACTGATTGCCGACCGTCAAGGTGCCGGTCACGTTCTTACGCAGCGACGGAATCTGAACGGCATTATAGATCCGCTCTTCCGCGACAGTTACAAACGTAGGGATATACGTTACGAAGACGGACTCCGTATTTTCCGTATAGTCCTGCACCATCTGCCAAAGGTTAGATGGTGAGTTTGTTCCCGTTGCGTAAGTCAGCGCCATTGTTACCGCCTACGGCCCTTGTCCGGAGCAGGAGGAGCCGTCGCACGGACTTCTTCATCCACGTAGAACTTCTTTCCACGCTCCGTATTCTTGCAGCCACGGATCTCCATGCGCTGCTTCTTCTCACCCTTGCCGTCCATGTAACGACCGTAGGTCATCGTGCCGGTAAGATCAAGATCTTCTTCCGGATAGCCCTGACCCTCCTCGTAACGAGGGTTTACCATCGGCTGCTTGTACTTCCCGATGGGGTCTTCATCCCATCCGAAGAATTTGAAATCCTGCCATTTGTTGCTCATTACCGACCCCTTCCGCCCTTCTTGGACGACAGACCGCTGCTCTTGGATTGATACATCGCACGGGCCAGATTGCGACCGTACTTCTTCATCGCTTCACCTGTCACGCCCTCAATCTTGTGAGGCTTGTTTTCCCGAGTCTTCATTTGAATCTCCTACGAAACCGTTACTGTAACCGTACCGACAGCGCCCACTGCCGCCAAATCGTTCGGGGTTTCTGGCAAGAACCGGGTGTTCATACCCACCGGATTCCACCCATACTGTATAACCCGACTACCACCATCGCCGCCGTTAACTCCGGTAGGCGTATAATAGCTGACATCAGGACGGGGTTCACGCACTGCCTGTGGATCATTGACAGGGTAAAGACCAAGTTGCAACTGCGGCTGATCCGGCTCCCAGCATTCCGGGCAGACCTTGATCGACACGTTCTTGGTCTTGATGACCAAGTTCTTCAGTTCGGTTAGCTTGTACCTGAACCCACACCTGTCACATTCGGCAATCGCGAATTTGCCAGACGAAAACCGACTTGGCATGGCGTCACCTCAAGAATGTTTCTCTCGGGACAAACCTGACTGCTGCCTTCTCTCGGTCTTCATCCGCTGCCTGCTGCCAGACCTTCTCGTACATTTCTTCAAGCATTGCGGTGCGGGACTCGGCACCGGGGATTTTCAGGGACAACTTGAACGCCAGCCCCGCGATCAACGGCTCATAGAACCGGAACGGGATATCCTGCGCATTGACGCCAGTGCCTGCATCTTGCATACGCCGCATACGTGTATATACAAACGTATAAGTATTGGCATTATCCGGCAGGGGCCAGACTGTGATATTGGGCGCATATGTCGTTGTATCGCCTGTGGAGCTAGTCTGACCGCTCAACCGGTCAATCCAAACCTGAATCGGACGCCCCGTCGCGTTCTTGTTGGGGATCATCAGGTAGGTCGAGCTGGAGATACGGGTGATGTTGATATCCACCTGAGTTGTGCCAGATCCCGTACGAACGACATGATCCAGCAGATCCACCGTATCCGTAGGAAGTAGATATGTACCTACATTGTACGTCAGCGGGATCGTACCCGTGTCAAGCGTCCAAAGGTTAATACCCCGGTTCGCCCACTCCATCAGCAATAGGTTAAGACTACGAGTTGCCGTGCGCATGTCGTAGCCCGAGCGGAGTTCCGCTCCACACCGTTCAAACGCTTCTTCCACAATCCCATTAAGATCGGGAAGAAACGATGTCGTGCCTGATAACTGCTTATAGCCCATTTAACAGTTCCATGCCCGAAGACTTTTATTGATCCGACTATTCGGGTCGTTAGCGGTCTTCTTGCCGGTAAGCTTACGTTTCATCCCTTTCATTCGCGCACAGAACGAGTTCCTACGAGGCCCACCTTCGGGCTGCGGGGCCTTCAGATGCGCGCCGTGCGCACGGTTGTAGGACGCTCTGCCCTTGGCATTAAGCCCGCCTCTTGGGTTTTTACCCTCTTTGCGAGTCCAAGCCTCAGTCTTCCCACCGCTCGCCATCTTCGCCACAGCCGCGTTATCAACAAGGTTAGGATAGGGTCTCCCGGCCTTTCTCGCACGCGCTTTGGCGGCAGATTTCTTCTCTGCGCTCAGGTGGTGAGTCTTGTGACCTTCAGGAGCGTCTTTCTCCCAAAAAGGCTTCTTGACCGCACCGCCTTTTGCCATCCCGCCACCGCAATACACCTTCGTGGGGACGAGTGCATCTTTCCTACGTATTTTTGTAGGGTTTACTGCACCCATCCCACGCGAAGGCATCATGGTTACTTGCCGTGATAGTGCTGACGGATATGCTCGTGATGGGGCTTGTGG